CTAGTAGGTTTGCGCAGCTGGTGAACAAGCTTTTCAACCTACAACCTGAGGTAATTGAGAACGCTAAGTTTGGATTGATTGACCAACCTTTGAGTGAGTACACCGATGAATTTGAGCAAGGTTTTGTGGAGGGAGGAGAATATCTCAGCGGTATTCCGACAGAAAGCACAGCATCCGTTGTGAAGATTGAAGCCAGTACTTACAGCCCATTGACTGATCAAGATAGAATAGTTGATGCTGGTGCATACATCAATACTTAAATGTCCGTACAAATACTCTCCAGACGCTCCTCAGTTTTAAGAGACCGCCCGTTTCCCACAAGACTTGGTGACGGTGAACTTGCTATCAATACAAATGTAGGAGAGCCAGGTCTATTTTTCAAAGATTCAGGCACTGGTTTAATCAAAGCAGGCCCAACCTTTGTAGGAGCTACAGCACCCAATGCCTCTGGTGTAGGCTTCACAAGTAACAGTAAAGGTGAGTCCTGGCTGGATACAGCAAGTACGCAGATACTTAAAATTAATGATGGCACCAGCTTTAAGACGGTGAAGGCTGTTGTATCAAGAAGCGCAGGCCAACCTACAAGTCCTGTCGATGGTCAGCTTCACTATGACAGCGCCGCCTCTAATTTTCTTATGTATGACGCAGATGCTGCTGCCTGGGTCACACTCTAACGAGATAGTAAGTGGTCCAGTATTCGGTCAAGCTTGGTATGCACTGACCCAATTTCACGTCTGAAATCTTCTTTCAGCACATATTCTTTTGTGATTTTGTCATAAAGAGAATCGTAATCCTTTTCAAGACGTTCAAAGCGTTTTTCGATTTTCTTGTTAAAATTGTTCAAGGCACGCGAAAGTCCCGTAAAGGCGCCAATGCCACCTGTGATTACAGCAGTTATCAATTCAGGTGACATGCTTGCTTCTCTTATCTGTCTATTCTAAAGGGTCAAACAATTTAGAATTATTAATTATAGGGTTGAAATATGGCAACCGGCTATGAGCCCAATATAGAAGGCGCAATTGCAGTCTTAGTGGACCTAATGACTGCCAATGCCTTTACAATGACTCGGCAACCTTACGAGCCAAACTATCGTGGCTTGGTTGATGCAGTTATCGATCTAAAAGAAGGTTTTCCTGTATTTGCGCCGGAAAGGATCGGTTTTGACGCCACCACTTTCGAGGCCGTGTCTGACGGTGACGCGCTGTATATGAGGAGTAGTGATGGTCAAGTAGGTAAAGCGCAGGCTGATGGCACACAGGACGAAGCTCTTGTTGTTGGTTTCGCAGATGACGCTGCGGCATCAGGTGCAACTGTAAAAGTCCTTGTTGCTGGATTGCTTGATTATCCAAGCGCTATCGACCCCGGCGATGTGTACTTTCTCAGCACGACGCCTGGAGCCATAGCCACATCGCCACCTACAGGATCTGGTGAATTTGTAGCACGTGTTGGTGAAGGAGCAACTACATCTGAATTTAGCATTCAACTTGAGCCTCCAATGAGACTGAACTGATGGCAGGAGTCAGTAATTACGAACCATACTCTTCAAACGCTGAGGGTTTTACTCAAGTACTCATTGACTTGAAAGACACCATGGCAGGTAAAACTGTCTATGCAGTCGCTGGTTTTGGTGCTTTAGCATTTGAAAATGTGACTCAGGGTGCAGCTCTTTATTCACGTTCTTCAGATGGCAAGGTTGGTTTAGCGCGAGCTGCAGGAACACTTGATGAAGCTACTGTTGTCGGCTTTGCTCAGACCGCAAAGAATGCAGGCGAAGAAGTACGTGTTCTTACGGTTGGTGTCCTCGCTACTTCTGGTTTAGATGCAGGAGATCCGTTTTACCTTGCTACAGGCTACGGGGGTATAACGGCAACACCACCATCGACAGCTGGACAATATCTGGTGAGAGTAGGTGAGGCGTCTACAACAGCGAACTTAATCATTCAATTAGAACCTCCGATTCTTCTGAGTTAATTTTTACCACTGATAGGATAGATCCATGGCAACAAAAAACTCATTAATCCTTAATTCAGGGTTTATCCAGGAGCTGAACACCTCTTCGGATAAGTTAAATCTTGCTGGAAATAGTACTTCTGATCTGTCTGAAGGTACTAATCAGTACTTTACAAATGCCAGAGCAAGAGGTGCAATATCTGTTACTGATTCCGGAGGTGATGGGTCTCTTGCTTACAACTCAAGCACCGGTGTAATTACTTATACAGGACCTAGTGCAAGTGAAGTACGTGCTCATCTAAGTGTTGCATCAGGATCGGGGCTTACGTATAACAATGGGACAGGAGAATTCGGTACAAGTGCAATACCAAATAGCCAGCTAGCCAACAGCTCGTTAACGGTTGGTTCAACAAGCATTTCACTTGGTGCCACCGCGACCACGGTTGTTGGTCTTACGTCTCTCACATCCACCACACTTGAAGGCACAACTACCGTACGAGTTGGTGCAGCAGATGCAGCAAACGGAATTCTTCTAAATTCCTCTGGGATTACATTTGAAGGTTCTAGTGCTGATGCGAACGAAACAACTATTTCAGTAACGAATGCCACTGCAGATCGTTCAATACTTTTTCCAGATGCCGGTGGCACTGTAGCGCTGCTGACCTCTCTAAGTGCAAGTAACAGCGGAACGGGTCATGGATCTTTAGCGTATAACAATTCAACAGGTGCTTTTACTTATACAAAAGTTACAGCTGCAAACATAAGAGGTGAAATCTCAGTCACTGATTCTGGTGGTGATGGCAGTCTTGCTTATAACAATTCGACAGGAGTAATAACTTACACAGGTCCGAGCGCTAGTGAAGTGCGTGCTCATTTAAGTGTGGCGTCTGGATCTGGACTTACGTATAACAGCTCGACAGGAGAGTTCGGTACAAGTGCAATACCTAATGCTCAACTAGCAAACTCCACAGTAACGGTTGGCTCTACCTCAATTGCTTTAGGTAGTTCAGCCACGACTATTGCAGGATTGACATCAGTAACTTCAGCTGCAGTAGTAACTAACGATAGTGGCTTTAGAGTTAGAGATAACTCAGACAACACAAAACAACTTGCTTTCGAGTGTTCTGGTATAGCATCCTCGACAACTCGAACGATGACCGTTCCTAATTCGAGCGGAACAATCGCTACAGAAGATTTTGCTACCGCAATTGCAGTTGCATTAGGATAGATCTATGGCAACCCAAGTACAATTCCGCAGAGGCACAACTGTCCAGCATTCAGTCTTTACAGGCGCTGCTGGTGAAGTTACTGTCGACACTGATAAGAATGCATGCGTAATACACGATGCAGTAACAGCAGGAGGTTTTCCTCTTCTCAGAGATAATGGTAGTAACTCGCAACTTGCTTTAGGCTCACTAACTAGTTGTGCTTTAAAATTTGCCTCTGATCCCAACACTGGAATTATTTCACCGGGACCTGACCAAGTGTCATTCGTGACGGGTGGTGTTGCTAGGCTTACAATAGATTCAGCTGGCGCTATTAGCGTTCCTGGTAATGTCACGATTACTGGAAGTTTGACAGTAAGCGGTGCATTCGATTCATCCGAAAACCTCGCTCTGATTGTCGCCTTAGGATAATATGGCAAACACTTTTAAAATCGACACCAAGTCAAGCCTCGTTACTACGGTAATCACAGATTCCGCAACTAACGTTCTTACTGCAGGAAACACTGCAACCTTGGTTTTGCTTAGCTGTCTTGTTTCAAATAAAGCCAGTAGTAGCGCTGATGTTGATATTTATTTGGTCACAAACACCGGCGACGATGTTTATCTAATTCGTAATGCGCCAGTTCCTGCTGGTTCTACCCTCGAGGTGATTGCAGGATCAAAAATTATTCTTGAATCAAATGATGTGCTTAGAGCGCGTAGCAATACAGCAACAGCTCTAGATCTATCAATTAGCTACTTAGAGCAGACTCCTTAATAGGTCATGGGTTTAACAACTAATGAAGCTACAGAACTAGTAAAGGCGTTAACTCTTCGTGTAGAGGAGCTGGAAGCTCTTCTTAATCCCGTAGCAATTCTTTCGCAGGAAGATTCTTCTTGGCGTGTAGTAAGACAGAAAAGGGACGCTCTCTTACGTTCCACTGACTGGGTGATGACCCCAGGTTCTACCATTGATCAGGCTGCTTGGGCTGCATACAGACAAGCACTTCGTGATCTTCCTCAAACTTATCAGGCTGCTAGATTGGAAGATATCAGTTGGCCTGTCCAGCCCAGTCTGTAAAAATTTTAAATGGCTTACATCGGTAACGACCTTGAGGTAGCTTTTCAAAGTTATCTGATCATTGATGATATTAGTTCTTCTTTCAATGGCAGTGTTACAAGTTTTGCCCTACAAGTAGGTGGTGCAGCTCCTGTACCTTTACCAATTAATCCCCAGCAATGTTTAATTTCAGTCGCTGGTGTTATTCAGGAGCCTGATCCTACAGGTTCTTCCGGTTTTAATCTTAGCGGCGGTAATATTGTATTTAGCTCAGCACCATCAGGTGGGGCAAGCTTTTTTGGTGTAATTCTTGCTGGCGCTGATTATGTCAATGTAGGTGTTGATTTTCCTGCGGGCAGTAATTCTGCCCCGTCGATTACCTTCGTCACAGACAAAGATACTGGGTTCTTCTCTAAAGCAGCTAATGAGATTGGCATTGCATGTGCTGGTACTGAGGTTGGTGTATTTAGTGCTACTGGTATGAGCAGTGGCTTTGCTGACGGATCTGCTGCTAGTCCAAGCATATTTTTCACGTCAGATACGAACACAGGTCTTGCACGTCCTGCGTCTGACGAAATTATCATCACCACAGGTGGTGTTGAGCGTGCTTCGTTTGGCAGCGCAGAAATTGTATTTAACGATGCAAGTAATGATTTAGATTTCCGCGTTGAAGGAAATGGTGATGCCAACCTTCTTCACATTGATGCAGGTAATGACAGGATAGGTATCTCTACTGCAACTCCTTCAGCACTTCTTGATGTTGATGGCGGGGACGCTTTAATTCATGGTGCAACCGTTGGTCGTGGAGCGGGTGACGTTGCGACGAATACGGTTGTTGGCAACAACGCACTTGATGCCAATACTTCAGGCGCGTTTAATACGGCAATTGGTGACGAGGTATTAACCTCCAACACCACTGGACAACAGAATACAGCTACTGGATACCAAGCTCTTAGTACCAATAGCACTGGAACTGATAACACAGCTACCGGATTTCAAGCTCTTCAAGCCAACACCACTGGTACTAGTAACACGTCTACCGGATGGAGGTCTCTTTATTCAAACACCACTGGTGCAAACAACGTAGCTGTCGGTTCATCCGCACTTGATGCAAGCACTACTGCATCTAATAACACTGCAATCGGCGCTAACTCACTTACTGCAAACACCACTGGCAGTGAAAACGTTGCTTTGGGAAGTAATGCTCTTGCTGACAACACCACTGGCACCCAAAACACAGCTAGCGGATACAGGGCTCTGATTTCAAACACCACTGGGAACAGCAACAGTGCCTTTGGCTGGGATGCCGGAAAATCAATCACCACTGGGGCTTCCAATACAGCCGTTGGAGTCTCTGCTCTTCAACAAAACACCACTGGGACTAAAAACACAGCGGTGGGATCTTTAGCGGGTGATGCAATTACAACTGGCAACTTTAATGTTGCAGTTGGCGCAGACTCACTGACAGCATTAACAACCGGTGAAAGTAATACTGCTTTGGGTGTTGAAGCATTAAAAGCCTGTACTACTGCAAGTCATAACGTTGCTGTAGGCAAAGATTGCATGATTGCCAACACCACTGGGGCGTCAAACGTAGCTATAGGCAATTTTGCTTTAGATGCAAATACAACCGGAAGCGATAACACTGCCGTTGGTTATCAATCTTTAACAGCAAACACCACTGCTAGTTTCAACACAGCTATTGGAATCTCTGCCCTTCAAAGCAACACCACTGGCAGCCAATGCACAGCTATCGGACGTACTGCTCTCTTTAGCAATACAACTGGCAATAACAACGTAGCCACCGGATCTGAAGCTCTTCGTTCCAACACCAGCGGTGTAAACAACGTAGCTACCGGAAACGGTTCTCTCTATTCCAACACCACTG